CGCCTCCGAAGGCTTTCGCAATCAGGTCAATCCCAGCCCGATAGGCTGGAGCCGCCAAGATTGCAGCGATCGGATACGCATAACCAGTCTTGGGACAAACCTTCACGCTGAAGCACCCATCTCCGTCGAAATAGCCAGCCAGCCATTTCCGGGGTGGGTAATTCGCCGTGGTTTGCCCTTTAACCGCGCGCAGTGCCCGGACTTGTGCCCGAACATCTGCTACGTCCTGCTGTGTCTGCAGCACGGGGGCCTCGTCAACCAGCTTCAACGCGCCAGCAGCGAAGTCGTGCTTGCAAACCAGATAACCTTTGAGCCGCTCAACGCACTTCCGGGCCATGCCACCCCGCATCGCGGCGTAGACATACTGCCCATCCAAGCGCTCCCGCAGATAGCCACCGAACGTGGTGACATAGGCTTCGGGCACTTCGCGGTACATGACGCGCTGCGCCACCTCAACAATCAGATCGGGGCGCGCACCGACACGGCTCCGTACGCCGATGGATCCATCAGCGTCCAAGAAACCGGCCATGTATTTGTCGCTCAGAGGCATCTTTCTCACTTGCATCGGGTTCCTTACGGTCCCCGTTCTTCAGATCCGGTTTTAAGCTGCCCAGAAAAGAGCAGCTTGCCTGACCATATCTCCGTTTGCGGTCAGACTACATCCCCAAGATAGGGATGAAGGTGCCGTGGTACGGCGGGGCGGGATTAGCCCCTGACCATGGTGTCGTGGCAATCGTTACCGGCATGGGTAACTCCTGTTGGTTTACCGGTTACTGGATGCGCCCCTCGAACTGCGCCATGTGCAGGTCGCGCTCGATCGCCTCGGCTTCCGCTTCGCGACCGCGCCACGCCCCATGGATTTTCGCATGGTGGAACGCGGTGATTTCCGGCCGTGTCCAGAGACGCTTGCCGTTCGAAGCGCCCGGTGCCGGCGGCGTGGCCGTCTGGCCGCGTCCCGGAACCGCCAAGACCTCCAGGGGCAGAAGTCCCGCCGCTCCGGCGGGCATACCCCCGCCGGCGGTCTGAGGCGTCTGTGTCCGTGGCGGCGGTGGCGACACCGCGGTCTGCTCGTTCACGAAGGCTCTGAAAAAGGCCAGGGTGCGGGCGATGTCGCCCCCACCGTAGGCTTCTTCGGCCAGCCGCTGTCGCGGCTGACCGGAGAACGGGTCGATCTGACGCAGCCAGTCCTTGAACGCGTCAGTCGTGTTGATCTGCCGCCACTCCGGCATCGCCTGGTCGAGCGCGCTCTCGACGCGCTGCGCGGCGGTGACCTGGGTCAGCTGGATATTGTTGCCTTCGACCTGGAGTAATCGCCGGTCGTAGTCCTGCAATACCGGTGCGAGGCGTGCCTCGGCCCAGCGCTGCGACGCCTCGATCAGCTCTTGACCGTAGGCGTCGATGTCGGCCTGCGGGATCTCGCGCGCGCCCGGCGGCGGCATGTTGCGCCCGCGCTGCGGCGGCGGCGGTTCAGTCTGCGGCTGCGTCCGCTGCGAAGCTGCCAGCATCTCCTGCATCGCGCGCATCTGGCCGCGCAGCTCGGACATCTCGGCGTTGTATTTGCCCTGCAGCGTGTTGTAGCGCGCCTCCCAATCGGGCGTGGGTGACGGCTGCGGCTCGGCCTCGGGCTGCTGAAACCCCTGCGCATCGGGCTGGGCTTCCTGGGGTTCCTGCGACTCGGACGGCGGCTCGGTTACTTCAGTAGTAACAGGTTCCTCGGACGCCGCCGGCACATTGGCGATGCCGGCCTCGCGCGCCAGCTGGTTGGCCCGTTCGACCTGCTCGCGCACCGCCCTGGGCAGTACCGGGGCGTAGGGGTCGACACGCGGCTCAGGGGTATCGGACATTTATTCAACGAACTCCCTGCGATTTTTCGGCGGTACCGGGCGTGCCTGCTGCGATTGCGGGCGGCCGTTGAGCGCCATCACCAGCGCGTCCACCAAATCGAGGATGCCGTCAGCGTGCGCGGTCTGCTGCACCCGAAGCTCGACCGGCGAGGTCAGCGACGCGTAGACGAACTTCTGCGCGATCAGCTCCAGCGCCTCGATCAGCTTGTGGAAATCCGGGTTGCCCCGGAGTTCCGCGATCGCCTTTATCGCATCGTTGCCGATGTTGATCGCCATCCATTCACTCCAAGTCAGGCGAAGTCATCGAATAGTCCTTGTTGGACGGGCCCGGCTGACCCACCTTGCCCGGTCCCAGTCCGCCCCGGATGCGCCGCATCTGGCCCAGGCCCCCGCGCAGCTGGTGCAGCGTCGGGTTGGCCTGGCTGACCGACGGCGCGTTGGGGGCTTTGGAATGACCGCCCGCCATAGTCGCCAGCCCATGGCCCTTGCCGTATTGCCCCATCAGGCGGGACAACGGATCGCCCTTGGTAATCGTACTCCGCAAACCAGAATGCGGGCTGTCCAGGTTCTGGATAACCGAGTTCTTGCCCAGCGAAGGCGTCGCCGTGCTGCCCGGGCTCATGCTGCCCTGCGCCACACCGCCCGAGCCACCGGAGAACAGCGTCCCGCCAACCCCCGGCAGCGGCATGATCGCGGGCATCAGCACTCACATCCGCCGACCGCGTAGGTCGATGGCTTGCCCTTGATCGGATTCCAGTCGGTGTTGTGCGGCGCGCCGCTGCCGGTCTGGCCCTTCTTGCCGTAGTCGCGCTTCGAGCCGGTCGGGCCGTTGTCCTGGCCGGAACTGCCGCCGGCCCGCATCGCCTCGCCCTTGCTCTCGCTCTCGACCTTGTCCTCGCGTGTGTTCATCGTGTGCGCGCCTTTCTTGCCGTAGTTGGTCTTCTGCTCATCGTCGGCCCGATACTCGTCGAAATTCTCGGGTTTCTCGTTCATCACACGGCTCCCATCGGTTGCGCCGCGTTGAAGCGCGGCGCGGCAGCCCCAGGCCCTGGCATCGGTACGCCGCCACCGCCCATACCCGCACCGCCCAGCGCCGGACCGGGCGGACCGGGCGGCCCCATCGGGCCCGCCCCGCCGCCGATCGAGGGCGTCCCCGGCATCGCTGGCGGACTGCCCTGGCCCGTTCCCGCACCATTGGCCAATGGTGCATTAGCGGGTGCCGCGCCCTGCGCCTGCGCATGTGCCACCAGCGCCTGGCCCACTTGCTGCATCTGTTTCTGCGCATTGACCTGCGCCTGCAGCGTCTGGTCGTCCGGCACGATGTCATCGGGCAGATCGAGGTCCTGGGCGAGCGCGCGCAACAGGCGCGCCCGGCCGACCTCGCCGATGATCGGCTGATCGATCGGGTTGGCGGTCAGCTGCAAGAACTGCAGGCGCCTCTGCTGCGCCTGGCTGTTCTCCTGTTGCGCTTCAGAGCCCTTCACCCGGATCTCCTCCTCGCCGGTCAATAGGCCGGTGGTGTCGGTCAACATCACCATATCATACAACTGATGTAATAATGGCTCCAGCACGTCGGTATCGACGTTGGCGGCCACCATCGAGGCGACCTTCTCGGCGTGCCCCATCAGCATGCCTAAGCCCGACGCCGTGCGGCCCGCGCCGCCCGAGAGTGATTCCCCGGTCATGTATTTGGGGATGCCCGAGGTCTCGTCGGCCTGTGTGCCCACCGACGAGATAACCAGCAGCAGTTCTTGGACGTTGGAATTCGGCTGAAAGAAAGTAACCGGCTCGCGCTGGTTGCCCAGCGGATCGCCCGTCACGTGCCAGCGCTTCCAGGGGTACAGCTCATCGCCGTGCTCGGTCGGGGCGATCATCTCGTCGTTGATCACCACCTGCGGGCCGGAGGAAATGCTCAGGTTGTTCACCAGCGAGCGGAACGCCGCGTTGGAAACCTCCTGGAGGTCTTCGAGGATGTCGGGGAGCGCGTGACCGGCGATGGTGCCTGGGATCTTCTCGAACGAGGTGATGAAATAGGGATGCCGCTGGCGTGGCGTCGGGTTGATCACGGTCTTCAGCGTGTGCCGCCCGACCACGTGCGACTGCACCATGTAGTCGCGGTCGAGGTCGTCAATCAGCCGCCGGTCGATGCCCTGGTCGAGCAATAACCTGCCTTGCATGGACCCGTGATACTCGATGCCGTCGATGTATTTCGAACGGTTGAGGTTAGGGTCTTCGCGCCCCTCGTTGATCGCCTGCTCGGGATCCGGCGCGTCCAGCCACTCGCGCAGGCCGTTGGCGTAGTCTTCGAGCGCGCCGCGCACGGCGGTCTCGTTGTAGCCGGGCAGTCCCAGGAGATCGTTGAGATCGGAGCGGGTGTAGCGCTTGCGCTCGATGATGTCGGATTTCTCGATCTCCGAGGCGCCGGGCGACCAGTAGATGTCGAACGGGTTGACGCGCTCCCAGAACATCACCGGCTTGGCGGCGAGGCGAGGCTGGCGGTTCTCCCAGGTGAGCTTGCGCACCATGCGCACCACCGGACCCTTGAGCACCGCGTAGGGGAACAGCGGCAGATCAAGCAGGAATTCCCGCAGCGCCTCGTAGAATTTGCCCTGAACCAGGATATCGTCGATGCGCTCGGCGGCCTGCTCGGCCTGTGCGTCGGCGTTGCGCCGGGCCGCCTGCTGCGCCGAATAGAGCAGCGAGACATAGCGCATGTGGATCTGGTCGTGCTGCGGCAGCTGATTGGCCGCCTCCAGGTTGGCCACCTCGGTCTGGATGAGCTGCATGATGCTATCGCGCACCTCGGCCGGCACCGGCGGGTCGGGCTGCGAGACGATATCCCAGGGCCGCTCGGGACCCAGGTAGACGTCCCGCAGCATGGAGGTGGCGCCGCGCGCCTTGTTGGCGACCAGGCGCGAGTAGACTTCGCTGCCGCCGAACGCCTGGATCTGCGACAGCTTCTCCGGGTCGTACTTGCCCTCGAACATGCGCTGCGCCCGCAGCAGCCGCCAATTCAGCGGGTTGTTGCCGAGGTTGCGGTGGTTCCTGAAAATATACCACTGCTGGCGTATCCACGCCCCGACATCCGGCACCGCCGCCGACAGTGCGGGGCGCCGGCGATTGGCCGCTTCGCGTTCCTGGGCGTCGATCTCGGCCGGCGACACCACGCGCAGGAAGCCGTACTGCGCACCACCCGGTACCGAGGTGGACGGCGGCGAGGACGACGACTGACCTGGCAATGCGATCGGCAGACCTGGCCCCCGGCTTTACTACTGTGGTAAGACCTTTAGCGTATCTATCAATGTCTTGGCAACTGATGAGGTTGTCGTGAGCCAGGTGCTGACTTCCACGGTTGACGAAGAGATCGACGCGGCGCTGGACCAGACAGTGCTGAAGATGACCCCGGCCCTCTTGCAGTCGCTGATCCATGAGCTGGGGCGCCGGCTGCACCCGTATGACGAGATCGCGCTGCGCTACGGGTTTTCCAGCGTCCAGGCGCTGTATCGCACGATGGCCACCAACACGGCGTTCCGCATGGCGGTCAAGGCGGAGCGCGCGGTGTGGGACTCCGAGGACAACCTGGAACGCCGCATCCGGGTGCAGCACCAGCTGATCCTGCACGAATCGGCGCACGAAAATGCCAAGCCGCTGTTCGACCCCTCGACCACGCCTTCGCAGCGGGTGGAGCTGATGAAGGCCATCGCGGTGATCGGCGGCGTGCACGGCATGCCTGGCGGCGGCGGACGCGGCATGGAGGGAGCAGCCGACGGCGGCACGCGGTGGACCATCCAGATGGTGTTCCCGAACGCCGGCAAGGTCGAGGAGATCAAGCTGTCGGCCGCCCCCGCCGCGCCCGAGAATGACGTCACCATCGAAGGGGAGAAACTCTGATGGATATCGGCTTCGTGTTTTGGTTGATCATGCTGTTGTGGATCCTGTTCTGGGCATTCGGGAATTTCACGCCACAGGGTCAGCCATACTGGAATCGCGGCGGATGGCTGGTGGGATTCCTGTTGTTCTTCCTGCTGGGTTGGCGCGTGTTTGGCTTTATCGTCCGAGGCTGAACCATGCTCGCTGCCATCGAAGGGGAGAAACTCTGATGCGCTTTCCGCTGGAACTGATCAAAGAATTACTGATCCTGGCGATCATCGGCATCATAGAGGTGGTTATTATTTTCAACATGCTCGCCTGTCTGATCCCCGGCCTGCAGCGCCTGCACTGAGCCATGCCGGTCTTCCGCCACGCCGAGGAGGACGACAAGGCTGAGAAGGCGCTGGCCCGCTACACACCGCACGGCACGCGCGACGAGCATTGCGGCATCTGCCGGTACTTCCACGCGCCCGGTACCTGCGACCGCGTCCGGGGCGCGGTGGTCGCGGGCGGCTGGTGCAAGTTCTGGAAGGTCAAGGCGGCCTACGCGAAACATCGCAGATGGTAACTCATGGTTCTTAAGTACACGCCGCCGCCCGTTTTAGAACGCTTCATGCTGGATAATTCGCTCGCACGCTTCGTCGTCGGGCCGTTAGGCTCCGGCAAGTCAATGTGCTGCATCATGGAGTTGTTACGCAGGGCGCGCATGCAGACACCCGACGGCGAGGGCATTCGCCGGACACGCGGCGTGTGCGTGCGCAACACCATGGCGCAGCTCCGGCTCACGGTGCTGGATGACATACGTCTGTACCTCAAGGACATGGTGACGTATTTCGTCACCGACTCGACGGTGCAGATCCGTGCACCCATGGATGACGGCACAGTGATCCACTCGGACTGGATCCTGATCCCACTGGACACCCGCGCTGACATCCAGCGCCTCTTGTCGATGCAGCTCACCTTCGCCTGGATCAACGAATTCCGCGAAGTGCCGATCGACGTGGTGTCGGCGACCATCGGACGCCTGGGACGGTTCCCGCCGAAGAGCATGGGTGGCCCGACCTGGTTCGGCCTGATCGCCGATTCCAACCCATGCGACGTCGACAGCCCCTATTACGAGCGCCTGGTACTGGCACCCGAGGCCAACTGGAAGTTGTTCCACCAGCCCTCGGGCCTGGCGGCCGACGCGGAGAACGTGGAAAACCTGCCGCCCGGCTACTACGACAACCTCTTATCCGACCGCGACGAAGGCTGGTCGGACATCCACGTGCGCAGCCAGTGGGGTTCATCGGTCGGCGGCCAGGCGGTGTTCCGCCGCTCGTTCGACCCGGAGAAGCACGTGGTGGACGGGCTCCGGGTCAACCCGTTCCGCCCGATCATCATCGGCCTCGATTTCGGCCGCACCCCCTGCGCGCTGATCGGCCAGTCCGACCCGTTAGGCCGGGTGCTCATCTTCGAGGAGGTGCTGTCGGAGGATATGGGGCTTAGACAATTCGTCGCCGACCGGCTCAAGCCGCGACTGCTGGACGAGCCCTATATGGGCAAGCGGATATTCTGCGTGGCCGACCCGGCCGGCATGCAGAAATCCCAGCTGGCCGAGGAGACCGCGTTCGACGTGCTGCGCCAGGCCGGTCTCGCCGCCTATCCGGCGATCACCAACGAGATCAGCCGCCGGTTGCTGGCGTTCGAGAAGCTCCTGCACGATTTCCCCGGCGGCGAGCCGGGGCTGCAGATCTCGCGCGTCGGGTGCCCGACGCTG